GTCGGGTGATGGCGAGGTCGGCGGGTGCGAAAAACGTCGGGTCGCCCTGGTTGAAGTTGGCGATGTCGACGTTGCCGACGGTGGCCGGCGAGATCGCTCCGTTGTCGATCGTGTCAAGCGCCCAATAGGCGTGCGGGCTGTCGGCGCGCACGGTGGCGTCGTAGGCGTTGACCGGCGGTGCGGTCTGCTGCAATAACCGGAACGCATCGACGGCCTGCACGGCGACCTCGCTGTCGACCATCCTCGGATAGTCGACCGGCCAGCCCATGATGTGGCCGGTGAAGATCGTCGCCGAGGTGGCCCCGTAGGCGGCGGTGACGCGCACCTTCCGCATCGGCAGCAGGTTGCCGTAGTACGGGCCGGCCGTGTTCGACGGGTCGAAACGTCGGGCACGGTTGTCGAGCGTCAACGTCATCGTGCCCGGCGAGTAGTCCGACAGCTCGGTGGTGCGGCCACGCTTGATCGCAAGGTCCCGGACGTAGGTGGAGACGTCGACCCATGTGCAGGATGCGTTGGCGGTGAGCGGGTTGTTGGTGAACGCCACCTCGACCGTGACGGTGGCGCCGTCGAACCAGGTAGCCATCAGACTCGTTCCCCGCCGGCCCGATAGAACGCTGCCAACGCGTCAGCGGTGGCACGCCCGATGTCGACCAGGTTGGCGTTGGGTGGCACGTTGACGGTGATGTTGACCGGCGTGGCCGCATTCCTGCCGAACTCCGTCGCCGCTTTTGGCGTAGGCGTACGGGTCGAAGGAGCTGTATTGCGAGGCCCAGTGTCGGGTCCGTCTTGCGGACCAGTCACGTACCTGGGCACCACCCCGACCGTCACCTTGCGACGATCAAGCTCGGCCTGGAGATCTCTCAAGAACTTGTCGGGTGCGTTCGGATCGAACTCCGCTAACAACTTGGTCTTTACGGTCGGCGGCAAGGTGTCGAGCGTGTCGATGTAGTCGGACACGGCGACTTGTGCGTCACCGGTGAGCTGCGCCGACTGCAACCAGTACTCACGGTCACTGATCTGGTTCGCAGCGTGCAGCATCGTGATGCCGTTCAGCTTTGTGCTGATGTCGTCAAGTTCGGTGACCAGGTCGATCAGATCATTGCGGCCCTTGATCTGGTCCTGATACTTCTTCAGCGCCGTTCGAGCGCCATCAAGGCTGTCCTTAGCGATGTAGGTGTGATCGGCGATGCGTTTCTGTTGATCAGCGAGCAGGCCGGCAGCTCGAGTTGCGTAGCCAGCCGAATCGCCAAGGTTGGTGATGGACTTGCCGGTGTACTGAAGGGCATCGCCGGCGTCACCACCGGTGATGCCGAGCATGTCGAGCAGATCGTTGAACCCTTGCAACGGCGTGCCGCCGGTGGCTTCGTTGAAGTCGCCAATAGTGCCTGCAAGATCAGACAGTGGACCAGCGACGGCTGTAACCGTCGGCAGCAATTCGTTGCCGAGCGTGACTGACAATCGGGCGATGGCGTCCTTGAAATCCTCCATGGCCTTGGTGTAGTCCTGCGACTGTTTCACTTTTTTCGCGTCGAACACTTTGATGGCCTCAACGCCTTGCAGCTGTTCCTTGATGTCCTTGGCAGAACGGCTGATCAGCGGAGCGACAGACTGCCAGCCTTTGCCCAGCAACTGTGCGCCCACCCTGGCACGCTCTGCTGGGTCCCGGATTTCTCGCAACCGATCGACGACGTTGAGAAACGTCGCGTTGACATCAACGGCGCCCGATGATGTACGTGCAATTGAAACGCCAAGCTTGTCGAACACTTCTGGGTTGACGGTTTTGTTGAGTTTGCCGAGCGTGGACTCCAGCGTGCTGGCCTCAACTCCGAGGTCGCCGGCCACCTCAATCCAACGGCTGGCATCTTCAACTGCGAGACCGGTTACTGCCGAGAAGTCGCCAATTTGCACGCCAAGGGTTGCGTAGTCGTTGACTGCTTTGGCTGCGTAGGCGGCACCTGCCGAGATTGCCGAACCCAACGCCATCGGGCTTGATACGGCGCCGGCAAACGTGCTGCCAAGCGACGACACGCCGGCCTTGAGTTTGCCGGTGAATCCTTGGGCCTCGCTGACCGCTGATCGGAAGTCCTTGAGCCCGGAGACGGCCTTGTTGGTCGTGACGTCGATGATGACCGAGATGCGTTCAGTGAACGACGCCATGACTCACCCCTAGGAGAAGTAGCGGCCGATGGCCTTGGCGACCTGGCGATCGACTCGCCTCGGCACCCGTTGTTCGATCAGTTTCTCGGCGTCGGACCAGGTGCGCTTCCCGGTGGTGCGACCGTTCCACTTGGACCGCTTGGTCTGTTTGCCGCGCTTGTTGAACTGTGGCGTCGGCCGTGCCTTGCCGTGGTTGCGGCCGATCTCGAGCACGACCATCGGGCCGGCAGCGTTCGGGTAGATCCGCAGCTCGTGGTCCGACACGATGTCGTAGCGGCCACGGATCTGCACCGGCTTCTTGCGACGCCAGCCCGACATCGACTGGTCGCCCAGGTCACCCTGGACTGCTTCGTCGACGTCTTTCTTGGTTTCGCGACCGATCGCACCGAGACGGCGTCGGCCGGCCTCGCCGCTGAACTCGCGTTGCAACATGCCGAGTTTGCGTTCAAGGCCGGCGAGATCGGCCATGCCGGTCAGAAGGTGCCGTTGGAGACGGCGCCGGTCACCTGCAGCGATGCCGAGTATTCGACACGGCCGCCGACGGCGGTCGACACCGAGTACTGGGCGACGTAGACCGAGCCGGCGGTGCGGGCCTGTGTTGCGACGGAGCCGCCGGGGCCGAAGATGAAGCCGAGCAGCGAGCCCGCCGACTTGGCGGTGGTCAACTGGGTGTGGATGACGACGTCGTACGGGCCGGACATCGAGTAGGTGTCGCCGTCCTGCAGGCCCGGGATGTATCCCTTGCTGGTGGAGCCGAACGTCGACACGTCGAGCTGGTCGGTCGACTGCGGGAACGACAGACTGTCGGCGTACGACGACAGGTTCTGGAGTGCGCCTGCCGCGTTGGACAGGTAGAACGCGCTGGTGGTACCGGCTTTGAAGGCCATGGCTGTCTCCTAGGGGTGGTGGGTGGGAGATTCGGTCAGCGACGGGCGAAGCTGACGAGACGGGTGGCGCTACCGACGCCGACGACGGTGTCGACGATTCGCAGGTAGCGGTTGACGGTGGTGCCGGCAGCGATGACGAGGCGTTCGCTGGTGGTGCCGGTGACGGTGGCGAAGGTGCCGAGCGTCGCCCAGGTCGAGTTGTTCGTCGAGTGTTCGACGGTGATGGTGTCCGACGTCAGGCCGCTGTAGGCGGTGACGTGCAGGTGTGCGACGCCGCCGTTGCTGGACGACGCCCCGTTGTCGACCGAGGTGGACTGGGTGGTGGTGGTGATCGCAGTCGACGGATCGAGGACGACACCGGCGTCAACGCCGCCATCGCACTGGATCGACACGGCTGCGGTCACGACGTCGGCGACCGGGCTGGTGACGGTGGCGTTCGACTGGTTGGCCTGCAGCAGCCATGTCTCGGCCGATCGTGCCGCACCCGACGGCGCCAAGGTCAGCACCTGCGGCGTGCCCTTCCACGTGTTGAGCGTGGCGAACTCGCCGCCTGCGGCAGCGATGGTGTCGAGCAGGAGGTCAAGCGACACGGTGCCGGTGCGCTGGCCGGGCGTGTACTGCTTGGAGGTGTCGGCGAGGGTCGTGACGTCGAGCATGGTGGTGTCGTCGTTGTAGGTGAAGCCTCGGGTGTAGGTGGCCCAGGCGGCGGCACCGACGAACAGTCGCGAGTTGTAGGACGCTACGAATGCCATTAGAAGCAGACCTCGATCTGAAACTGGACGGCGAGGTAGTCGACGCCGTCAATCCACTGGATGACCTGTACTTCGCCGCAGTTGGTGACGACTGCGTAGTCGACGCTGACCGACCAGTTCGCCCCGTTCTGTACTGCGGCGATCAACGACCCGGTGCCGGACAGTTCGCACAACGCATCGAGCGCCGCCTCGGAGATCTCGGATGTCGCTCGAGGTGCGTAGGCGCTGACGGTGAACTGGTGCACCGCCTTGGCCTGTGAGAACACCATGCGGGGATCGAAGGAAGGCCGGCCGACCTTGAAGCTGTACGTGTTGAGCTGGTCGCCGACGTAGCCGTTGGATGTCGACCAGCCGTCGATCGTCTCGAGGACGTTGACGAGGTCGGCGCGCACCTCGGCGATGGTGGTCATGCGACCCTCGGCTTGACGTAGTACTCGACCAACGCTGCGGCCATCGGGTTCAGGGTCTCACGGACCCGCAGGATGGACCCGTCGAAGTTGAGGCCACCGAACACGGCGTCGGACGCCTTGAACAGTTGTGTCGCCTGGATCAGGCAGGCTTTCTCGACGTCGTCAGGGATGGCAGGGAAGCCGAACTTGGCGGTGACCCGCACACCTGGCCGGCCCGACGACCACATCGGGAACGCCGTCAGGCCGGCATCGACGATCCTGATCTGCGTGAACGGCATGACGGGCACTTCGTGGTCGGCGTTCTTTGGCAGCACGATGAAGTTCGTGTTGATCGTCAGCGTCGTCGCGTACGTGCCGTTGTCGCCGTCGTCGACCCTGACGACCAGCCCGGACGTGGTCGAGATGTCGTCGACATAACAGTCGTATGCGTTGTCGGCGTAGTACTCACGCTGGACGCCGGCACTGTCCTGCCAGAACCGGCGGCCGCAATGCCGGTCGATCTGGCGTGACGCAGCGTTGAGCGCCATCTCCAACTTCGTGTCATACGAGGCGTCGGACTGGCCGATGTTCAACTCGGCCTTCAGCATCGCCATCGTCGCGTACGAGTTCGTCAACGTCATGGGACCTCGATGATGCCTAGACCCCAACAGTCGGGGATGTTGAACCACTTGAGATTGCGGGCAGCGACGAACTGTTCGATCGCCCGTTTCACCGGATACGTCGGGTCACCGGCCGGCGCCCCCTCGGGTACCGGCAGTTCGGTGTCGTGCAACACGATCAGCCCGCCGGAACGGACGAGCCCGATGTAGCGCTGCAGTTCCCACAGCGTGTGCTGGTAGTGGTGCGATGTGTCGATGAAGCAGATGTCGAATGGGCCGGGCAGTTGGGCGATGACCGTTTCGTTGGTGTCGTCGCCTTGGATGTAGGTCCAGTGCCGGTGTTCGCCGATCGCCGGTCTGCTGTCGAGGTCGACGGACCACAGGTGGCCGCCGGTCTCGGCGAGGGCGTGCAGCCAGGCAACGGTGGAGACACCGGTGCGGGTGCCCAGCTCAAGGACCTTGGTGCACTGGCCGGCCTTCACCATGCCGACGAACCGTGGCAGGTGGAGGTAGATGTCCGACGGTGTGCGGGCGAGCCGGTCGTAGTGGGTCGCCAGCGTCGGTGTCGTCCACGACCACACGTTCCCGCCCTGCAGCAGCTCGTCCTTCGGGAGGAGTTCCATGACGGCCCGAGCGACCGGCGGGTGGTGGGCGTCGTCGCCGCAGATCACGCCACCGGGTGACATGAACGGCAGTACCGCTGTGATGGTGTCGTACACCTCACGGTAGGTGTGTTCGGCGTCGATGAACACGAGGGCGATCGGACCGCCGTGGCCGGCCATGTACTCGCGCCAGCTCATGCGGTGCTCGACGACGTTGCCGCCGGTGAGCACTTTGACGTTGTTGGCAAACGTGGCGTGGACGTCCCGTTCGGCG